TTACTTGTGATATAGTATTTCTAGGAGAAATTTTAATGTCTTCAATGTTAGAACAAGCAATTGTTGATGCAACCGCACTTCGTGAGGCTGCACTTAAAAACGCCGAACAGGCAATTATTGAAAAGTATGCTCCTCAAATTAAAGAAGCGGTCGAGTCTCTTCTTGAGGGAAATGATTCTCGAATTGGTGTTGGTTCATATGTTCGTCATATGGAATCAAATCAAATCGGAAAAATTCGTTCAATTGACGAAGACGGCGTTCAAGTTGAAGGACGAAATGGCAGAGTGTTTCTTGCTGAGATGGATGAGCTTGAAGAAGCCGATATGCTTCATGAAGAAGAAATGGGCGGAGACGCTGGTGCTTCTGTTGCAACTTCTGCTGTTCCTTCTGCTCCATTGGCATCATCACCAAGCAGTATTGTTGATCCAAATGCTCAAGCTGAGCTTTCAATGGAATTTGAATTCGATCCGTCAGATTTTGAAATTGATCTTAATGTTGTAAAAGCTGCTGCTCAAGAAGATCCAACATCTGCTGGTGAAGAACCAATGGCAACCGATGATCTTCTTGGAGATCTTGATCTTGGCGGTGGTGACGAAGGCGGCGAAGATCTTCTTGGTGATCTCGGTGGAGATGAAGAAGAACTAACTCTTCAAGAAATGATTGAAATGGTTTCTGATATTCTCGCTGAAGAAAAAGAGGACGAAGACACCGAAGATGAAGAGTCTGAAGAAGAGTCAGAGGAAGAGCTAAACGAAGAACTACATGTTGACCTTGGAGAAGACAAGCACGGCTGGATTACAACTAACAAAGAAACCAGAAAATACGACGAGGAACTTCGTCTCGCCAGAGAACAAGGCGATATATACAAAGAAGAGAACGAAGAACTCAAAGAATCCTTGAGACTAACAAACAAGGATACAAATAATCTTTTACGAGTTGTTGAACAACTCAAAGCAAAACTTGACGAAGCAATGGTTGCCAATGCTCGTTTGGTTTATGCGAACAAGACTTTAAGCGATGCCTCCCTGAATGAGCGACAAAAATCTAAAATTGTTGAAGCCATCGCAAAGGCGACATCTGTTGATGAAGCAAAGGTACTTCATGAGACTCTGAGTGCTACAGTGGGATCCTCATCTAAGAGCGGTCCACAATCACTGAGCGAGTCTGTAAACAGAAGATCTAATTTATCAGCGATAATGCCTAGGCGAAAAGAAAATGTGGTTACCGAGTCCATGTCTTTTGCTGACAGAATGAAAAAACTCGCTGGCATTAATTAATCATATATGGAGGTATTAAAAATGTCTATTGTTCAAACCCTTACTGAAGGTATTGTCCAACGCGATATGGCGAAAGAAGGACAAGCTCTTCTTAACAAATGGGGTCAAACCGGTCTTCTTGAAGGTCTTTCAAATGATCAGCAGAAGCACAACATGGCCCGTCTTCTTGAAAACCAAGCAAAAGAACTTCTTCGTGAATCGTCTTCAATGGCAAGCGGTGATGTTGAAGGCTTCGCAGCTGTGGCTTTCCCAATTGTTCGTCGTGTATTCGCCGGACTTATCGCTAATGATCTCGTTAGTGTTCAACCAATGAGCCTTCCTTCTGGTCTCATCTTCTTCATGGACTTTAAATTCTCTGATAACAGCCCTGCTGGTGTTGCAGATCGTCTTGGATATGAAACTGGTGATTCTATCTACGGTGGTGGTAAATTGGCTTCTCAAATCACCGGTGGTGTGAACCTTTCTCGTGTTCGCGACCTTGGTGGTGGTCCTCGTGGACTTAACAGTGGTTACGCTTCTGCAACCGGTTCTGCTACTGTTGCTCTTGCATCACTTGTTCTTGTAGCATCTGGTACTGCTGGTGTTGCCGCTGGAGAAGGTTCTAACCCACTTTCTGCTGCTGACCAAGCAACTCTTGATTCTTTAACTCAATACGATGCCGATCTTGCTGGTTATCCTGTTGCTGTTGTTGAGTTTACTGGTTCTACCGCATTGGCTCAATTTGTAGTTGATAATGTTACCGCAATCTCATCTTCTGGTGGCGCAAGAGGCGTTCATATTCGTCGTTGTACCAGAATTGGTTCTGGTTCTATTACTCAAGATCCATCAAATGCTGGCTACCGTTTCACTATGGTATATGCTGGTGCTGCTACTAACACTCCAATGGATAATGGAACCAATACATCATTGCTCTTCAATCTTACAGCCGCTGCTGGTCAGAGCATCTCTTTCCCAATTGATGATGACCTTGTTGTTGGTAATGGCCTTGGGTCTATTAAGGGCGATGACCTTTGGGATCTTGAAGGAAATGAAAGAATTCCAGAAATCGACATTAAAGTTGATTCTGTAGCAATCACCGCAGAAACCAAGAAATTGAAAGCAAAGTGGACCCCAGAATTGGGACAAGACCTCAATGCTTACCATAACTTGGATGCTGAGGTTGAGCTTACCTCTATTCTTTCAGAGCAAATTGCACTTGAACTTGATCGTGAGATCATGACCGACCTTATTGTTGGTGCCACCGCTGGTACCTACTACTGGTCTCGTTCACCCGGTCTTTTTGTAAATCGTGAGACTGGTGCTGAGGTTGGTGCTTCTGCGAAAGCTCCTGACTTCACCGGTACTGTTTCTGAATGGTATGAGACCCTCATTGAAACCATCAATGATGTATCTGCTCAAATCCACAGAAAGACACTTCGTGGTGGCGCTAACTTCATCGTTTGTGGTCCTGAAGTCGCTAATATTCTTGAGTTTACCTCTGGTTTCCGCGCGAATGTTACTGCTGACGCTGATAAAGGCGAAATCGGTGCTGTTAAGGTTGGTTCTCTTAGCCGTAAGTTTGACGTTGTCGTGGATCCTTATTTCCCACGTACCGTTATTCTTGTTGGTCGTAAGGGCTCTTCTTTCCTTGAAAGCGGTTACGTATATGCTCCATACGTTCCTCTTCAAACCACACCTACCATCTTCGGTCCAGAGGACTTCGTTCCTCGTAAGGGCGTAATGACTCGTTACGCTAAGAAGATGGTTCGTCCTGACATGTACGGTCTTGTTATCGTTCGTGGTCTTCTTGGTGAGTCTGGAGCAGCCTAGTTTTTAAACTAGTGTTCTCTCACTACCCAGCCCCTCGGTCTTCGGATCGGGGGGTTTTTCTTTAATTTTGACTATTTATTATATATTTTAGGAGTTTAAAATGGGTAAATCTTTTAAAAGATACAGACTTAGAAAAGATCTAGAATCAGCTCAGAAAGAAAAAGCTGAGAATGAAAAACGCAAGCAAGAACAAAAAGTTCTAGAAGAAGCAGCAAAAGCAGCAGAAGCTAAAAGGCTAGAGGAAGAAGCCAAAAAAGCAGCCGCTGAAAAAGCAAAGAAAGAAGCTGAAGAAGACAAACAATCAAAGTCTTCCAAGTTAGCCAAAAAGAAGAAGTCTTCTAAGTCCGAAGAAGATTAAAGGGAAACAAGACCCTCTTTTAACTATTTACTATGATCGGAGGGTTCATGCATGGCATTTCCAACTTTAACACCAACTTCACAACAATCAGCAATTATTCTTCCACCAACAGGAACGGCAAGTGATGTTCTATCATCCTTGCCTTTTGGTATTTATACATCAGACGCTTTCCTTTCTGGTGCCGCAGATCAAGTTGCCTATACATATCGCAAGCTAGGTGGCGATATTCTCGATCTTGAGATTAAAGCAGAGAATGTTTATGCAAATTATGAAGAAGCAGTTCTCGAATATTCTTATCTAGTCAACCTTCATCAAGCAAAGAATACACTTGGTTCAACATTAGGTAATCCAACAGGTTCTTTTGATCAAGATGGAAATATTACAGCCGGACAATCAGGTGCTGAGTTAAAATATCCAAAGTTCAACTTTGGTTACGCAATGAAAGTAGGTTCGCAATTCTCGCATGAAGCAGGAATTGGCGGAACTCAGCCAATTTATTCTGCTTCTTTCGATACGGTCGTTAATCAGCAAGATTATGATCTTCAAGCAATTGTCTCGGCAGCAGCATTAGCCGGCGGTGTTCCATTCGAGAACATCGATAGAACAAAAAGAATTGTAATCAGAGACGTATTTTATATTTCTCCTCGACAAATGTGGAGATTCTATGGTTATTATGGCGGACTTAACGTTGTTGGTAATCTTAATTCATATGGGCAGTTCGCAGATGATTCAACATGGCAGGTTATTCCCGCTTGGCAAAATAAGTTACAAGCCATTCAATATGAAGATCATCTATATACACGCACATCTCATTATTCATATGAGATTATAAATAATAATCTTCGTCTTTTCCCAACACCTGACTCAGTTTCACCAGAAAAGTTCTGGTTTCGCTTTTCAATTCGCGATTCATCTTGGGAAGATGAATATAATGATGGTCAAGACGGTGTAAACAATATGAATACGCTTCCATTCGAGAATATTCCTTATGAAAATATTAACTCAATTGGAAAGCAATGGATCAGACGATTTGCTTTGGCACTAAGCAAGGAAACATTAGGCCAAGTTCGCTCAAAATTTGGCAATAATGTGCCAATTCCCGGAGACAATGTAACTCTTAATGGTTCAGACCTTTTGAGCCAAGCAAAAGAAGAACAAGACAAATTACGCACAGAATTAAAAGAACAATTAGATCTTATGACCTACGATAAACTTATCGAGACAGACAAAAACATTGTCGACAATACAAACAATATTCAAAAATATGTTCCTTTGGGAATCTTTGTGGGATAGATATGAAAGTTAAAATTAAATCAAATAACAAAAAAGTTATAACAGAGCTTACAGAAGAAGAATATTCTTTTGTTCAAGAAGCCTTAGACATTCCAAAGAGCGAATTGCCGTTTAGCAACATCTTCGGAGATAGATATCGTGTTCTTGGAGATTTTCAAACAGTTAATGAGAATCATCCTCTCAGCAAAATAATTGAGTTCTTAGAAGATCGTGGGTGGAGTATCGAGCCTCATGTTGATAAACAACCGTTAAAATTTACAAAAAGTTATAATATTATTGCTCCTTCGAAAGATCGTAAAGAGATTGATTCAACACCGAGAACAAAAACAATAACTCTCACAATGCAAAAGATTATTCAGAATATGGTTAATGCTTTTAATAATTCGCTTCCAAGTTTATATAAGCAGTATCAAGAATTAAAAGATCAATCTAAAGAAGCCGAGAATCCAGCCGATAAAGATAAAATTGCTATTCAACAAGTTCTCGTTGCTGTTAAGTTGAGAAACCTAGCCAATTTGTATCTTAATTCTAATGAATTTTATTCTGGTGAGGATATGCTCTCCATTTTTCTATCTAAAAAAGCTAATCAATTTTATGAAATAACAACAGATGAAGCACAGATGTATAAATGGCAGGAATCATTCTCCGGACTTTATAAGCCAGCCTATGTTATTTTCTCGCGACATCCTGTTGATGTTTATAGAATGTCCGACTTTACTGAAATCACATCCTGTCACTCTCCTCCATCAAGAAAAGGAGAGAGCACAAAATTCGATCAATTTAATATTTGTGCTCTTGCTGAAGCTTGGGCGAATGGAATGATTTCTTATGTTGTTACAGAAGAGGAATTCAATAAAGCGAACATCCAACCAACACAAGAAGCAATTGATAAATACGAAGACAGGGAATTATTTTGGGATAGACAACGTGGCGAGGGTGCTTTGGTTCCGAGATCAAGAATAAGAATTAGAAATACTTCTTATACAGACCCAGATAGTGGTGCCGTAACTCAAATTGCTATTCCAGATCAAAAAGTATATGGTAAAGATGTTGCCGGCTTTAAAGAATATGTGCGAAATTATATCGGAAGTATTCAAAAAGACAGCATCCAAAAAATTTATCAAAACGAAATTATAGGTTCAGAAGATGGTGTAGCAATAATCAGTCTTGATAATTTTGAAAGATTCGGTGGAAGTTATGAAGATGCCGGAATGGCTGTTCATCAAAATCTTCCTTTAATGTTTGCCTCGGCTCTTGGGCTTGAATCAACCAAGATTGAATCCTCGGGACATTTAAAATATGATAAGTCATTTCAAAATGAACTTCGAGATCGTACCGAAGATGAACTTGGATCATCTTTGGATATGTTACAAATCCAAGCCGATGAAGAAGCCGCGGCTGCTAGTCGCAATACCAGATGGCATTTCGATGTTTCCTTAAATCAAGAGGATTACGACGATCAAGTTTATGTTGAGGAGATTTTGCTTACAGTGTTCGCTATTCTCCCAGAGTCCGTCAATGTCGGAGACAATTATACAGCAATCAACGAAGCATTCGAGGAATATATAAATAGATTTAATCTTTATTGGGGCAATGAAGAAATAGAGCCAGACTCTATCGCAGCATATGCTCCTTCGACTTTTATGACTCATAACTTCACAACACCTTTTATTGCGATTAGGTATCCAGATTTAGCTAGAATATCTAGTGACAATGGAGATACAATAAGTTTTGGGGAACTCTCGGACACACTTGAAAATATGGCCGATACTTCAAGAAATGGCGGCTTAAACCTTGCTCTTGTAACCGACCCTTATATTGAAGATGCTTTCGATGCTGTTGCAAAAGATATTTGTGCTTTAAGAGGTTTCTATGATGATCCCGAATGGTATTTAAACCAAGTTTATCATCAAACTATAGATGAAAGTAATTGGCTTGTTGATTCTGTTAGCGAAGGCGAAACAAACACAATGCTGGAGATTATCGAAGAAGTTTCATATGATACTATTATGAACATTGATCTAAAAGAGCTTATTAGTCGCGGCGAATATACTCCAAAACAAGCGGCAGCTATACTCATTGCTATTGGCGAAAGCGAAGATCTTCAACAATGGCTTATTCGTGAAATCAATAAAGAATGCCAGATTGCTGTTGGAAATGGCGAGACTTTTATTAATAATAATGAAACTGTTATTCCTTTTACAATAGACGGGCCTCAAACATATCAAACAGTTGAAGATGTCGTGGCTGACATCGATTCTGGCGCCGAGGATCATTTTCAATTAAAAATGACAATAACAAAAGACCAAATTAACTCGAAAGCAAAATTCCTTGCTCTTTATTCTCTTTTATCGCAATACGACCAAGACGAGATGGCAACCTTGATTTTGGCTTACAGCGATGAGATTAAGAATTTGTTTCCAGCAGAACCACAAGCCGTAACCGAAAATAAAAGACGAATGAAAATTCGTATGCTCCGAGGATAGTAAATGTCAGAAGACAACAAATGGTCAAAGCCCGCATCTCCACCACCTCCTCTCTTTCTGGGAGAGAAGGAGCGAAATCTTGTTAAACAAGTCAATGATGAGATCATCGAAAGGGTCATCGGCCAACAGGTCCTTTACTTTCCAATTGATATGTCTCGCACCAACTTCCATCCGGTATATGGCGAGGCCATTGAAAAAACTTTTCTTCATCCAATCAGAGTCTATGCTTTAGTTGAGTATGGTGGAGTTGAAACCTCTTTCCTTGAAGGTATTGGCTTGGATAAGTCAACAAATATCACAGTGAACTTTCATAAACGAAGATTAACCGAAGATCAAGATCTTTTCGTTAGAGAAGGTGATTTCGTACGATATGGAAGTATTTACTATGAGATAGTAAAACTTAATGAACCTAAACAACTTTTTGGACAAATCGAGCATAGATTCGAGGTGACTGCAACCTGTATTAGAGCAAGAGACGGAGTATTCAACGGTGAGTGAAGTAGAAGAGATACCATTTTTACCATCAACAATTGAAACAATTGATGTTGGCTTTTACAACTGGGTAAATGAAAGTTTGGATCTTCATACTAACACCAACTCTGGGTGGAAAAAAGTACCTTGCTTATGGCTCTCGGCAGAAAGAGTTTTTCAAATTAAGAACGATAAAGATTTAAGAGATTCTTCTGGTAAGCTTAAACTGCCCTTGATTACGGTTACTAGAGAATCAATGACAAAGGACCCGTCTTTCAGAGGCACACACTATGCTCACTTACCAGAGAACAGTGATTATAAAGGTGGCGCCACAATAGTTTCTAGAAGAATAGTACAAGAAAAAACAAGAAATTTTGCAAACGCGGATAAAGCTAGAGAATTAAGTAGTGGAGACGAGACAGGTAAATCAAATAACAAAAAAGTTGTTTATGAAACCATTGAGATGCCCGTTCCGACCTATGTCACATGCAATTATAAAATCACAATTAGAACTGAATATTTACAACAAATGAATGAACTTGTCACACCTCTTATTACAAGAACCGGAGGCGTAAATCATTTTCTTTTTTCAAACGACGGCCATCGCTTCGAGGCATTCATTCAGCAAGATTTTAATCCGGACTCAAATATAACCAATTTGGGCGAAGATGAGCGTTATTTTCAAACCCAAATATCTATTAAAGTTCTCGGATATTTAATGGGTGAAGCCGGCAACAGACAAAAACCAAAAGTTGTCGTCAGAGAGAACTATGTTGAAGTAAAAATGAGTAGAGAAAGAGTAATGATTGGAGACCAATTACCTTGGAATACTGTAAATAAACAGAAATACCGACAATAATTACTATTGATCTTCATCGATACTATTTAATATGATTATAAGTTTATAAGGAGTATATTAATGCCTAGAAAATTTGACTTTATTTCACCCGGCATCCAATTAACCGAGGTTGACCAAAGTACAGTTCCTGCGCAATTGCAAGACGATGGACCTCTTTTGATTGGACGTGCTCTCCGTGGCCCCTCGATGAAGCCAATCAAAATTAATTCATTTGACGATTTTGTTACCGTTTTTGGTAATCCTGTTTATGGTCCACAACCGGGCCCAATGGATGTTTGGAGACAAGGAAATACCATTGCTCCTACATATGCTGCTATTGCAGCCGAAGCATGGCTTGCAGCAAACGATTCACCAGTTACTTTTATTCGCCTTTTGGGTGAAGATTCTGATAGTGCAACTCATGGTATCGGTACTGCCGGATGGAATACAGCTAAAGATTTAGATACGGCTTATTCTGCTTCTGGTGGCGCTTTTGGTCTTTTTGTCGCTCCTTCAAGTTCAAATCCTCAAGCAAATGCAACAGGATCTTTGGCTGCTATATTTTATGTGAATGAAGGTTCTATTGAGCTTTCTGGAACAATTGCTGATAATGCCGGAACTACTCAGGGTACAGGTTCTGCTACAATGTTTGCTTCTTTAGGCAGCGGTAATGCTGCGACTTTTAGAGCGATTATTAAAAATTCAAGTGGTACTGTTGTTGATAATGTCGTATTTGACTTCAATCCCGGAAGCAAGAACTATATTAGAACTGTTTTCAATACAACTCCACATAAAGTTACTACTGCAATCAATGAAACATCTGATCTCAAGACATACTGGTTAGGTGAAACTTTTGAAGAAATGCTTAATAGAGATGGCTCTTCTACCGGAACTGCCGGACAGCAATTGGGTATCGTCCTTGGTCTTGCTTCCGGATCTACTGGTGTTGTTCCCGGCGCTGCTCGCCCAACATTGACAGAATATTCAGATCATCAATTTGGTGCTATTGCTGCTAAATCTGGTTGGATTATTAATCGCGATCCTTCTGAGGACAATACAAGCTATACTCCAGAAAATGCTGAAAAGCTATTCAGAATTATTGCTCTCCATGAAGGCAAGGCTTTCCAAGACCAATATTACTGTGCTATTGAAGGACTTAAACTTGGAACACAAGTTAATAAGAATTCAACCTTCACTCTCAGCGTTTATGAGTGGGGAACCAATCGTCTTATAGAGCAATTCTCAAATCTTTCTATGAATCCAGTGTCAGATAACTACATTCTTAAAAGAATTGGTGATATGAACATGGTTTGGGATGCCGCCGATAAAAAATTCAATATGGTCGGAAAATATAATAATCAATCTGATTATATTCGAATTGAAATGGCCGATGCTCTCAAAAACGATCAACAACCACAAGACGAATATGCTCTTCCATTCGGTTTTTATGGTCCGCAAAAATTCAAGAGCTTCTGTCTTTCCGGAAGTAATGCACGACCTGTTGATCCAAATGACTATAGTTCAAATCTTTTGACCGCCATGGTTGTTGGCTCTGGTAATCTTCCCGGTGTTCCAGAAGAGATTGCTGATGCTGATCAAAGTGGTTTCGCTCTTGTTGGCTCAAAAGATGGAGCAGATGAAAGAATTGTTACTTTTAACTTTCCATCTTTGAGATTGACAACTGTTAATTCCAAGGGTGTTCAAGATTCGAATTATAAAGTAACTGATTTCTTTGGTATTAATCAGCAACTTTCAGCATCCAGTGTGTTGGATCAATCTTATAGAGATTTAATCCGTGCAATGCCTTATAATTGGGATGCTCATACAACATCTGATGAAACCGTGACCTCTTTCATTTTTTCTTTGGATGATGTCGTATATGATTCGACAAATGTTGAGGGTTATTATCTTTCTGGTTCTCGTTTAGCTGGTACTTCTTATACAGCGACTAATGGCGACCAAGCACTCCTTGATGCAAAGATTAAGCGCTTTATTGTTCCTTTATTTGGTGGCTTTGATGGTCTAAATATTAAAGAACTTGAGCCTTTTAATAACAGAAGTGGTGTCATTGGAAGTACAGAATCTACAAGTTATACTTTCTATTCTTTGAACAAAGCATTAGACATTGCCAGTGACCCAGAGAATGTTGAAATGGATCTTCTTTTGATGCCCGGTATTAATAATCGAGATATTACTAACAGAATGATCGATATCTGCAATGATAGACAAGATTCTCTTGCTATTATTGATCTTCAAGACGCATATTCATCTTCAGCGGAAACCACACCCTCTCAAGAAGGCAAAGGTTCATTAGCAAGTGTTATTTCTGCTGTTCGTTCAAGAAACTTTGATTCATCATACGCTGCTGCTTATCATCCTTGGGTTAGAGTTCAGCAGAAAGGTGATACAGTTGTAACACCTGTTCCTCCTTCAGTTGCTGCTTGTGGTGCTCTTGCAAGATCTCAAGCATTGAGTGCTCCTTGGTTTGCTCCTGCCGGATTCAATCGTGGTGGACTTACAAACCTCGGCGGAAATGCTGGGCCAAGCGTTCTCTCTGTTGTTGAGACAATGAACAAAGCAAATCGTGATGATCTTTACGAACTTGATATTAACCCAATTGCTCGTCTTCAAGGAGAGTTTGTAATCTTCGGACAAAAGACGCTTCAGCAAACTCCATCAGCTCTTGACAGAATCAACGTTCGTCGTATGATGATTTATCTTAAGAAGAGAATCGGCAGAATTGCTAATACTATCCTGTTCGACCAGAACATCCAAGTTACTTGGAACAAGTTCAAGAGCAGAGCAGAGCGAGTGCTTAATAGAATTAAAGCA